CTTGATTACTCAAGACCCTAGGAAGCTCCCTTATTTAAAGAAATAAGGACGACCTTTTGATCCTAGATTTTATCTATGATTTAAAATGGTTGAAACAACCATTTGGTAATAACTGCTGGATCTCTTTCGAGACTACCCAGTCTAGTGTAACTTACCTTTGGATCTTTACATCTTTTGAATACAGAAGCCAAATGAGTGATATCATTTGTCAACTATATAGATAGATGGGTGATAGGCGCTGACAGTCTACTATCTCCTTACGGAGACGAATAGAATGCGTTCATCCTCTAATAACTGTACATCTTCCGACTACTCCTTTTGAGTACCCGAAGAATGAGGTTAGTATGAGAAGTTGCCTCCTATAGAATATTTAAAATGAAAACAAAATTTATTTCCATAAAAAATCTTTTTAAGGATGGACAACAGAATGAGCACATGATTAGTCTAGGTAATCGTTTTGAATTACCAGCACTTATCCGGGAACTAGGTAACCGTATGGTTGCCTCTTGTTTTCCGGGGAAAGTGAAGTTTACCAATCGCTTCAAGCAACTTAGTAGGTTTTCGAATCATATTTTGTCTAAAACTAGACGACATGGTCCGGTATATACCGTAAATTACTTAAAGTGCTGTCAGTTAGCTGTTCAAAAGTGCATAGCAAAAGATAAGATTACTTCTCTTCGAGAGTTGAATCCTTCTTTTCCGTTTCCGCGTCTTTCAAAGTCTAATCTTCCTAAGATTATTCCTTTGTCGGACCGTAGGGCTATTGTCTCTGGTTCACCAGCGATTATTCGTTGGTGACTTACTTTATTTTCTCTTTATAGAGTGATAAAGATAGAGGGACAATTGAAACTCTCAACGATAACGGATCCCTTTTCTGGCGACACTACCTATTTGCACGAGGTCTGTAATATTCTACCTTCTTTTACGAAGAGAGTGTTAGGACGTTTTGCAAGTAAGCAATTAGTCAGAGGGGATTTACTATTTTTGGAAAAGTCATCTCCATCTTCTCGATCATCTTGAACAGGTGTTCTAGCAGATTCTCTTATGTGGTCAGATAACCCTTTGAAAGGTGATTTGAAATGCGTAGCGGACGTTACTATGTCTAATAGTTCTCTTTTAGAGATTATTGACCAGTACCGGGCGATTAAGGTAAAATCAGGTCTATGGGATTCAATCCATAAACATGTTTTTCTCAAATTCCAAAAAAAGAATGCAGATCCTGTATCTAGAATGGGTCAACTCCAATTAAAGGAGGAGGCTGCTGGAAAAATCCGGGTTTTTGCAATGGTAGATCTTTGGACTCAGTCGGCATTAAAGCCGTTACATGATTTCCTATTTTCTATCTTACAAAAACTTCCTAATGATGCAACTTTTGACCAAGGTGCCTCTGTAAAAAGATGTGCAGAAAAGGTTAAGATTAGCAAGAAGTCATTTGGATATGATTTATCCGCAGCTACTGATCGATTACCCATTGATCTTCAAGTTTCAATCCTTAGTTCTTTTTTTGGAAAAGAATTTAGTATTGCCTGAAGAAATCTATTGGTAAATCGACCTTATCAGTTGAATGGAGATCCCTATATATATGCAGTTGGGCAACCAATGGGGGCATTATCTTCCTGAGCCATGCTTGCAATAACTCATCATTTAATTGTTCAGTTAGCTCATACCAATGTTCGAAAATCGAGCAAAGTATGATATTCTAATTATGAACTACTAGGTGATGATATAAATATTTTTGATGAAGATGTTGCAATCGAGTATTTAGCAATTATGTCTAAGCTCGGTGTTGCAATTAATCTTTCAAAGAGTGTTGTATCGTCTACTGAATGCTTCGAGTTTGCGAAAGTTACTGGTTTAAATGGGAAGAATGTCTCTGCAATCTCATGAAGAATGTGAATAAGTCAAAATACCCTAATGGGCCGTGTTAATATTACTCATAAATTGTTGAGCTTTATTAACCCCCCTAAGATATTGGCTTATGTTCGCCATTTGAATCGAGCGAGCAAGTACTCTAAAGGAAAGATGGAACCAGTATATTTAGCTTTAGCGACGATGTGGACTAATAATGGATTATTAGGTGTAGAACAAGTTCTTTCTACCTTGATAGACCCAAAAAATCCTTATCGCCGAATTTACAATAATATACTGCTTAACATTAATAGTAGTCAGCTTATTGGCCTTCTACTTCACGTTTATCGAGGTAATAAGCTCCCAGATTCTCTCTTTTGATTTAATCGAGAGAAGTTCTGGATAGCCCTACCTTTGGTGAAACGTTTGATTCTTTTTGAATCATCTATTAAATACAGACGGCATGAAATGCTAGAGTATGACTTTACAGTTTATCTAAAGTTTTTAGGATTAGATTTACCATCAGATATCATTTCTGCAGTAATGCAAGGTGATATGGGCTACTTCGCTATAACTGATCCATCTCTAGACCGATCTCGTGAATTTATGTTTGGTATAGTTATGGGACTTTATATTCCCTACTCCACCAGATGAAATTCCTTGAGTCAGTACTTCCTTGGACCTTCAAAAAACTTTTTTGATATGGAAATGAGCGATCTTATTTCTGCTGATAAGAAATTATCAGAGTTTAAATCTTTTGTTGATATATCCGAACGAGCGATGAACAAGATCAAAGGTAGTCCACAGGTTAGCATAATTGAGTCTCCATTACGATTGATTTCTTTCATAACGGGCTCTCATTATCTTAGACCAATGTGAACTTTCCGAGCTGAACATGATATCTTGAGCGATTAGGCGAACAGAGATGACTCTCTTTAGTCCAGATCTAACCAG